GTGCTGTCATTGTTCTTTCCCCTCTTCTGTTATTTCCTTGCTGTTCCACGCTGGCTGTCTCAAGCAGTGCGGCTGCTACCGGCCTGTTCCTGTCTGCCTCCAGCACGCGGTGCCCTTTCGGGGTAAGACCGAAAATCTCGCCGTCTGCTGTCTGTATCAGGTGCTTTTCCTGGAGGCTCCTGACTATCACGCTGTATTCGTCCCATGCGCGCGGGCCGTTCTCGTACGTGCGGAGCAGTCTCAGCTCTTCCGGTTTAATGATCACGACTTAGCTGCCTCTCGCGCGATCTGCACGGCACGCTGCTTGCTGTGGATCCCGCGCGGCTGCGGCCTGATGAGCGACCGGTCGAGCCTGGACGCGGGAGTCCGCGCGGTGCGGACGTGATCGAGGTACTCGCCGGCCGCCTGGACCAGGCCGGCAGCGGTCCCGCGAAGCCCGGCACCGTCGACGGTGGGGCTCTGCAGGATCATCAGGATCGCCTCGCGGGCTTCCTGGATGTTCTTGGCGGTGCGGTCGCTGACGATGCCGTCTCCCGGGGGCACCGGGATGAACTCGCGGATGAAAAGGCTCTCCTGGCCCGGGGTTACCTTGATGCCTGCCAGGCTCCCCATCGCCTGCATGAAGTTCCGGAACTGGGTCCTGCCGTAAAGCAGCGCCTCACGGGCCTCTTCCAGGTGCCTGCGGTAATCGCCCCGGTGGCTGAAAGAGTAAGCCAGGCCGGTCTTCCTGCCCTCGGCCTCGGCCGCGCTGAACATGTTGGCGCAGATGACCCGGATGGTAGTGAGCCGGGCCGCGCAGGACGCATGGCCGTCATGGCTGGAGGTGATGACCAGGTACGGGAAGGTAAGCGAGCTGTCACCCGGGATCTGCCAGGGCTCTTCCAGCCGGACGGTCATCCAGACCTTCCGGCCGCCTGCGAGAGGACCGCCTGCCACCAGGGTTACCTTGCCACCCCCGGCTTCTATAAGGCCGTCGATGATCTGGCCGAAGGCAAGGTTCGGGATGATGTTATAGCTGTCCCGCTGGTAAGACAGCGACTTGCGGGTATCACTGCGCGCGATGCGCCGGTACTCGCGGTCCGGGATCACGGATTCCTGGTAAAGGTCCATCAGGTCATCGATAGTGGCCCTCAGCGGCTGGGCTGCCGACCGGATGACGATCTCGCGGAACCGGTTCCGCAGCTCAGGATCGCCGTAAACCCGCATGACCGCCGGGATGCCGACCGGGTCCCACATAAGGCCCGCGCGCTTGCGGGCCTCCGCGAACGTCTGCGGGTAGTCGTCATGAGGCTCCTTGTCCTGCTGCCACGGCATCCGCCGGAACTGTACCGCCTCGCCTGCCTGTGCTGTCACCGTGCCTTCCCCTCTGCTTGCCATGCTTGTTGTATCTAACAGTATGACAAGCAGAGAGGGATGTCAAGTAACTGTTCTTAAGGGCTGTCTCGCTTACATGGCTGCGGGTCAGCGAAGGCCTGTCGCCATGACCAGCACGGCCCAGGCAGCGAGCAGCATGACTGATCCAGGGGGCATCCAGTCCGGTATCGATCCGATAGTGCCCGTGCCGTGCAAAAACCAGATAAACCCGAAGAGCGCGGCAGCAAGGGCGAGCGCCCATTTAACGAGAGTAACCACAAGGCACCTCCGCCCTGCTCTTTCCCTGCTGCAGCGCGTTCATGCCCTGGTTCCTTGGCTGGCTTCCTAGCCGGGCGTATGTAAGTGTATCACATGTCCAGGACCCGCAGCATCCTTGCCGCGCTGGCGGTGAACGTCCGGTCCGCGATGGCCTTCATGGCAGACACGGCAGTGTCCTCGCGCTCGGCATGATGATCCAGCCACCATCTCATCTGCTCGGACGCGTCTTCCGGGCCGGCAAACGAGGGCAGCATCCAGAGCACCTTATCTGACTCCGGCCGGGGGTCGCGCAGGAAGAACAGCCCGCACGCTGCCATCTCGATCTCGCGCGGGCCCATCGCCCAGCCCTCGCCCTGGTGCTCATTTTCAGATTCCCGGCGGTAGAAGTTGATGCCGAGCTTCGAGTTGCGGTACAGCTCGGCCGCGTCCTTGTTGTCAACGCAGCCCGGCAGGTCCTGGTCCAGGAACTTGCGCAGCGGCGAGCGCTCGTCCAGGTCCTCATCCCAGTTCGCGCCGCCCAGCAGGAAGTCGATGCCGCTGAAGTCCATCGCCTCGAAGAACTCGATGCGCGACCGGAAGGCAGTGCCGATGAATGTCATGTCGCTTGCCAGGTCCTGATTGCGCTCGGCCCGGCGCGGGTAATGCACCTGCGGCCGGTAGGCGTGCGGCATGTACAGCGCAGGCACGCCGGTAGCGTCGTATGCGGCGATGTTCACCGGGTCATTCAGCAGGTTCAGGTCCATGAACGGCGCCCGGTCCAGCTGCTCATCGTCCTGATAGGGCGATTCGGTATGCAGCATGACCAGCTTATGGTTCCTGGCGCGCAATACGCTGAAGATGCCGCTGTCCAGCCAGAAGCCTGAAACGAACAAGATGATATCAGGCCAGAACGTATAAGCTGCGTGCGTCAGGCCCTGCATCGCCAGCTTCACGGCCTCCGGAACGCTAAGCAGCTGCTTGACCAGCGGATGGCCTTCTTCATCAAATTCGCCGGTATCGATAAGGGCTTTCGCGTAAAAGACAAGGCGATCATTTGTATTGAAGAGAGCAACCTCGCAGCCCAGCTCTTCCAGGCCCTCTTTCCAGCCCCGGTATACATCGGCAACTGAGAAATCTGGCTAATGGCCCCGGATGTACTAGCAGCACTCTCACGGGCAAACCACCCCCTCTGCGGCCAGCTTCCGCTCTTTCCGCTGCTGGTACATCTTCCGATAATGTTCTTTACGGCCATGGCTACGGATGCGATCCCTTTCGCGGACACAAGTTCGGCATTCACGCTTACCATTCTTACGGGTTACCGTATTCTCTCTTGTCAGCTCATGACCATGAGCACAAACATTATCCCGGACCAGGACTGCAGTCGGGTGTGCCCCCCGCAGCATATTCACCTGGCGGGTAACAGGCTCACAGTGCCAGGGATTTACGCAAGCCCGGTTCCGGCATAGATGATCCAGCTCAAGCTCCTGATCAAACTCACTTCGGTACAGACGCCAGCCGATCCGGTGGGCTGTCGTCGGGCGCCACTTGCCGTCCGCGCACTTAACGCTGAACATGGCGTAGCCCGTCTGCTGGAAATATGCACCAGTCCAGGCCCAGCAGTCACCCGGGCCCGTCAGAAGTTTAGATTCGAAGCGCATGTGCATCGCCCAGGTGACCTCGACCTGAACTGGTGCGCGCATGTACAGAGATTATCACGTCCCGGGTGGAGTGCCTCCCGCAGCCGCACCCGGGCCCGTGCACCCAGCACCTGTACGTGCAGCCGCGCGTGCAGGTGCACCGTATCTTCCGGACGCGCCCCGGCCGCCAGGTCATATGCTTCCTATCTCGACATCTACCCGGGCGCCGAAAAACGTCACCCCGGCGTAGTCCACCCGGTTATATGATCCCGCGATCTTGGCCACCGCATAGTGCACGGTGCTGCCCAGCGTTGGGTCCTGCTGGATGGCGCCCGCGATAGACTCCGCCTCGCCTGACCCTATGCCGAGATAGTTGTCGAGTGCCCGCTGCACTTTCTCGGTCGGGGCCGCATCGCTGAGCAGCAGCAGGACCCGCAGGTAGATCGTCAGCGCGCCGTCGAAAGTATCGCCGTACTGGACGAGGGGCACGCCCGGCAGGATGACCGCCACCGGAGGGCTGATCGCGTCCTTGGCCTCTGGAAGAGTGCGCAGGCCCGTCGCGGTCCCGATGCGGTTCGCCAGCGCGGTGCGGATCACGGAGATGTCAGCCACGAAAGTATCCTATACTCAGGCATACAGCCGATGATGAAAAGTCAGCCAGCGATCATTAGCTGCTGCCGGAAAGCACCGGACAGCCATCAGAATCAGCCTGCAGCCACTCTACCTAAGCCAGCCACGGTCGCCCGGTCAGCCCTTGCCGGGTTTGTCCCCTAGGTACAGGTGCAGCCTCTCCCGGGTCATCTGCCGGGTGCTCACTTCCGGATGGTGCCTCCAGCAGAGCTTCCTCTTGGTCCCGGTATCTGGCTCAGTGAACTCGTGCCTGCCGATCCGGGGGCAGCGCTTCACATGGCAGTTGTTCGCGCGGAGGTACCCGATGGCCGCTGCCACGAAAGTCAGGTAGGCGAGATCGCTGCCGGCGCCTGACCAGAAGAGATATTCCGGGGAGTTCCCGTCGCCGTTCCTGAAGCCGAAGACGGCCTGGAAGAAATGCCCGATGCCCATGCAGTATCTTAAGTCCTCAGCCCACTCCAGCGCCCAGGCTTCCTCGATGACGCCCGTCCAGGGCAGCACGGAGCCCCAGGTCACCATCCCGTTCGCATGAGACAGCACCGCATGGCTGCCGTGCCCCAGCTGCATCCCTGTTACCAGTCCCGGCACGATCAGGCTGCAGTCCGCGCGCCAGAATTTCTCCAGGTGCCAGGGCCATGAAATGCCCGGCACCGACACTGCTTCCAGCACGTCCTCGATGGCCGACCCGCTCTCGCCCCCGCCGGCCAGCCGGTGCATCATCAGGATGTCCTTGTCGCTGACCCGGATCCCGGTCTGGAAGAGCAGGCTGTTGGCCACTGCTGTCGCCGCGCAGACCGGGTATTCCTCGTTGCAGTTCAGCCATGACGGGAACCCGCGCTGGTCCGGCAGGAAATCCGGCGGGGCNAANGCNGCCCTGGCCTTGGCCTTCTGGAAGGTCTTGCCCTGGCGCCTGGCCGCCGCTGCCGCCACTGACGCGCGCTGCCACTTCCTCGTCGCCGCCTGCTGGGCCTTAGTGCGCGGCGGGTTCCTGCCATGATGCGAGGCCCGGTACTTCGCGCGGACTGCAGCCTCTTTCGCCCGCCCGGCTGCAGCCCACTTGCGCGAGGCTATTTCCTGCGCCTTAGAGCGCTTCTGGGCAGGCTTCTTCACTTCCGCCTGGCCCCGGTGCGCACTATAACCGCTCCGCTGGCCCTCGGGATCACCACCGGCACCAGCTCGAAACAGTTACTCGTGGTGAGGATGAACATGCGCGCCCTCCCTGCTATACTCTAAGCTACGCAGCCATTCTTGACGAGCCAGCCAAAGCAGCCTAGTTAAACCCCTACCTTGCGCCTTCCGATGTACGGCCGCAGCATCTCGATCAGCCACGGGTTCGTCTGTATCTTCGTAACGCCGAAATCAGAAACGCCGGCCACCCCGAACGGCGCGTCCTTGAACTTGAAAACATCTGCGGCGAGGATGAGCGCGGCCTGCGCAACCGGCGGGGGAACGAGCGGCCAGCCCCACGTGCCGATGATCTGGACGCGGTCAAAATGGCTGTAAGGAAAAATAAAGGGGAACCACTTGCCGGTCTGCAGCACCTGGACCTTGACGTACGGCCGGGGCACGCCGCGCGAATTGACGTTATACAGCATCTCGCCCAGCTTCAGCTGGTAATCGGTGCCCTGCACCCATGCCTGCTCGAAAACGCCGTCACCGTCCTGATCGACATTCAGCGCCGTCAGCGAGACAAGCGGGTCGATATCCAGCTGCCAGATATCCCTCGGGGCGAATGTCCTGGTCTCGGTAATCCTGTTAAAGTGCTGTCCGCAGTATTCGTTTATCCATGAGCTGACGGCCTGGATGGAAATCTGCAGCTCGTAATCATCAGTGGTGTCGGTCAGCCCTAGCCTGCTCTTCAGCTCCTCAATGCCGCAGTAGAAAAGCTGCCCGGTTTTCTCGGGAAGCACCCGCCACGTGCTGGGCTGGACATCGCTGACCGCCCCGGTGCCGATCCACTCGCCCTCCCAGAGCCCGTCGATGCCCGAGATGGCAGGAGAGCAGGGGATGGAGAGCGTATATTTGCCGGTGCTGACCTTCACGATATCCGCAGGGGCCAGCCCGGCATACGTGTGCGTGACAGACGTGTTGGACGGATCAGTAATCACGCATGATACTGATGTCGGGTCCGCCGGAGCCTGGTTAACATCCAGGAACGTATTAGTGAGCAGGGCGACTTCATTCGCGTTGTCATAGAAGACTGTCGCGGACATGCCCTGCTCCCGGTGCTCGGCTGTCTCAAGTACACTGGCTGCTGAGCCTAGTCTAACGCGCGCTCCAGATAATGGCTGGCTGTCTTGTGCTGGCTGCTGCGCTGTCCCTGCTAGCCGTGGTAGAACATCGCGGGCGCCGCGACCACGGACGGCGTGCTGCCGGCGACGGTCACTGCTGCCGGGGCCGCTGCCGCCGTCAGGGTGCCGAGCGCGAGGACGGCGGGGGCGATGACTGACTTGCGGATTTTCACGAGTACCTCCCTTAGTACGGCCTGCGATCATCACGATACGCTGCGTTCTGCTGGCTGTCTACTGTTGTCTTGTGGCTGTCCTGCCCCGCTGGCTGCTCGAACCTGCTGGCTGACCCTGTTAACTGGCTGCGTCGGCTGTCACTGAAATCTGGCTGCGGCGGGGTGGCTGGCATTCCTCTGCTGGCTGCTGGCTGTTGGCTGTCCTCGGCCTGTTGGCTGCAAGTTACGGCTTCTGCCAGATCCCCCGCCGGACCTCCCAGTCGTCTAGCACGATAAACCACTCAGGCGGGGGCTTCTCGTTGAGGTTGGCGCAGATGACCACGGCACCGGACCGCATCCTGCCCCACACTCGCTCCTCCAGCTGGGCCTGCAGTGCCTGGTCGCGGAAGGGCCGGTTAAACCACAGGACGTTGTAGTCCCCGTAACCCTCGTACTCCAGCGCGTCAGCTTCCCAGGCATCGAGATCCAGGTTCTTGGCCTGCTGCACGTACTCCGGCACCCGGTCGAAGCCGTGCACGTCGAGGCCGAAGAAATCCCTGGCCACTTTCATCCTGGTGCCGATGCCGCAGCCGACTTCCAGGAACTTCCCGCCCTGCAGTTCCGGCAGCGCCTCGGCTACCAGCGCGATGAACGCGTGGATCTCGAACGGCATCCAGGGCGTGCTCTTGATGTCGTCATGCCCGGCCGGGTCCGCACGCCAGGCATGATCCAGCAGGGCGATCTCGCGGAGGGTCCTGGCAAGTTTCCTGTAGTCAGGCAGTGTCACTCCCCTGTCCTCTTCTGGCTGTCTCCGACCGTGTGGCTGCGATTTGGCTGCATGAATTCAAGCTCCTGAAGCGGTTCTCCTGTGACGGTCTTGTCCCAGTCGATGCGGTCGCCTCCGCGTGCCTCGATCTCAGGAACAGGACGGCTGTCTTTTCTCGGCTGGCTGTTAGTCATGTGCTCGCCTCCAATGGCCGGCTAGTTTGCATGGGCTGCTGATCCATATGGCTGGCCCCTAGATGAAATGGCTGCACTATATTGTATTGGCGGGCTATGCTGATCTGGCTGCAAGTCTGGCACCCGGCTCCGGCCTGAGAAAACGGCACGCAGGCAGGAGCCGGGACTGTTCCTATGATACACCATCATACTGATCTATGCTGTATTGGCTGTCCTGAGACGGATGGCTGCGGGAACAGGTCAAGGTAGGCCTTCTCCCAGAGTCCCCAGTTCCCCTCGATGGTACGCTTCCGGGCTGCCTCCCTGGCCGCGTCCCCCATGTCACAGCGCAGCTTCACGTCACCGGCCAGCAGGGACATGTAATGCAGCCACTCATGATCGTGCCTGACCAGGAAGCCGTTAACGCCATGCTCGATGAAATTACGGTAGACCTCGCAGTCACTGGCGATAGAAGGTATCCCCCGGGCCCCGTACTCCAGCACCTTGATGTCAGATTTCGAATTATTAAACGGGGTATCAGCGAGCGGTGCCAGGCCTATGTCGAAGTCTACTGAAGCGTAGTAATCCTGCGGCTTGTCGTAGACCGGGATCCAGTCCCCGAACGAGGCCTGCTTCCCGGCCCTGAACGTCGGACGGTAGTCAGTGCCCTTCAGATGCAAGTCCCAGCCGGGAAACCGCTTCAGGAACTGGCGCGCCGGCTTCGCGATGATCCCCACGTCCACGCCGTGACTGGCACCGCCCTGCCAGCCGACCGCCGGGCGCTCGCGCATAGCAGGAGGCAGCTCCAGCACCCATTCCGGGATGCAGTTGGGCAGCACCGCAACATGCTGGTTACCGGTGTTGACCGCCATCACCGACGCCAGGTGATCCGTCGTCACCGTTACCAGGTCGGCCACCTCGGCGCCGTGTATGACGGTGTCCCTGATGTCCTCGCGGTTATACAGCGAGAAAGCCTGGAAATTGTCAGCGGTGATCGAGAAAACGTCATCATCAGTCTCGTACACCAGGCGGTTGAAAGGCCCGCGAGCGCGCCGCCAGGATTCGAGGGATTTATGCGTGATCTGGCGCTGGCTGACTATTACGTCCCAGCCGTCCTGAAGATCAGACAGCGTTACCGGCTTGTCCTCGTTTCCTGATGCGTACCTGACCTCGTGACC